CCACCCCATGACGAGCTATCTTATCAAACGCGGACCGCACATAACCAACCATGGTCTTTTCCATCGCAATCACCGCAGGGCGTGTCTCCCTGAGGATCGCGGGCGGAAAATTAAATAACTTTGTTAATCCCTGCTCCGCTTTTGCTGCCGCAGCAACGAGGCCGGGATTATTTGCCAAGTTCTTGAAAAGACCCTCGTACTTAGCAATAGGATTTAGGCTGCCTTCCTGACGAGTCTGGCCAGAAACAGCCTTAAGACGCTCAATCGCCTTGGCCCTGAGCACCTCCTCTTTGGTAGCACCAGCCATAGCCTTCGACGATTTTTCAAGCATCGCATCAAACTCTGCTGTTTCTGCAGCAGCCGCCTCAAATCCTTTAGAAGTTCTGGCAGCGGAAGCAACCAAATCCTCAGATGTTTTGCGCTCAAACTCCGCCGCCGTAGCACGGCGCTTGGCAGCCTCCTCACTATCCTTGTCCGCGCCGCCACCTCCAGACGCAGCTCCGCCACCCGCAGGCTGTGCGCCGGCGCCGGGTGGTGTGCCAGCTCCGCTGACAACACCCTTTAATTGTTCAAGGGCTTTAGAAACTGCGTGTACGTGTGAGGCAAGTTCTTTGAAGGCATCGCGTATCCCTGTAATATCTACATCGGAGGCGGCGCCAGACGCAGCTGTACGCTCTCCTCCCGCAGAGGGCGGGGAAGAAGGGCGTGATTCACCTGTAGTAGCCCCACCACCGAACGTGAATAGGACTTGTATTTGTGATACGTATCCGGCCATTTAGCAGCTTGCTCCCATGTCTAAACTGCTCCGTTACCTAAATTCATCCTGTTGTCGCCTAACCGCGCTTTGCCTTACCTTTTCCGATAGGTGCCGCATCAACTGTAGCAGCTCCTTCATGGCGGGGATGGCCTGCCATGGTGGCGGAATACTCTATGTCTTCATGCATCGGGTTGGAGCGGAGCACAATAGTTTCATTGTGGTCCCAGGCGGTACTCTGCCCGTACCTCTTACCCTTCTTTGCTCTGGATGCTATTGCCTCTCTATTCCTATCCGCATTCCAATCCGTCATGTAGGCATCCAAAGCTTCATCGTCTTCAATGATTGTATCTGCTGGGCGATCATCCGGCAGCATCTCATAAATGGACTGGTAGAAATGGCTCCAATAAAGCACCATTATCTGGTCCACCGTGTAGTCTCTTATTGCACGACCAAAGAGGGGATCGCTTGTCTTCAGTGCTGTGATATAACGAGTACGCCATAAGTTACTTCTGGCAATATATCTCAATACTTCCGGCCGTAGCCCGTGGAAGAAGATGATAAAATCTAAAAAAACCTTTTTACGAAAAAGAAAGTCAGGTTCTTGCTGGAAATCCTCCCAGGTGTTCCATAGACGTTCCCCCGTAAAAAGGTTCAGTGTTCCTCTCCATGTGAGGTATAAAAACTTTTGTTCGGCCGCTTTGCGCTCCCCTGTCAAGGAAAGCCCAGACTCCCTCTTGTATTCTATTTCTCTTACCTGTTGCTCAAGGTCAGAGATTATCTTCTTTAATCTATCTTTTCTTGCGGGAACCCGGGTAGTCTTGGCGAGTACTGCACGCTGCCCCACGAGCTTGGCCCTCAACCGCTCTATCTCGGCGTCATCCGCATCGGTATAAATACCGCGTTCCCTGATAACAAGAGACATCTCTTCCACGGAAGGCAAACCCATCTCCCGAGCCTCTTCGAGGGCCTGTGTATAAACGTGTCCGGCTACCAGATGGTCAGCAGGAGAGGGGTAGGAAAGTAAGAGGGGGACCTTTTCCCCCGCCCTTTTTTCTACGTAAGTAAGCTTCCTGCCTAAAAAGATCTGCTGGATAAAGCCGTCCAGTTCTTCATAGGACAGCTCCAACAGCCGCCCTATTCAAGCGTAGAAGCTTGCTTCTTCCCGCGGGTCTTCTTCTTGGCAGCTTCTGGCTCTGCCTCTTCTTCAGGGGCTTCCAGTTGTGCCGGCTCCTTGGCCGCCTCAGCGGCGTCCTCGGCGCGCTGTACGGCGATCTCCCGGAGGACTTTGTTCTCGGGGGTATTATCCAGGAAGTCTGCTTCCAGCCCTTGCATCCACAGCAGGACCTCGAAGCGGGACTTCAGTGCGAGCCCCTGGTTACCCTCCATTATGAAAGATTCGTAAGAATCCCAGACGGGCTTCTTACTTGCATTCTGTATCATAGCGCTGGTGAGATACTCCACCTTAGCATCCTCGGCCATCTGCTCACAAGTATTACTGAGTGGGCCGGTAAGGCGCTGATTCCAGCGGTAGAGATCATCTCGTAAATCTTGAATCTCCCGGGCTGCGGCTTCTCTGTCAGCCGATTCAGCGGCGGCGTGCATCTCTCCGACCTTAAGCGTAAGAGCTATCTGCAACTCCTGAAGCTTTCGCTCATAGTCGGGGCCATAAAGACCGCGCTTTGTTAGGATGTCCATCATCTCGGAGGTTGTGGCAACCCCCTCAATTAGGGCCTTGTTGTATACTTTAGAGTAGTGCCACTCTGCTTTACGGATTTGTTCTGAACTTGGCATAGCCAAATAGAACTTCTTGTCTTCGCCATCAATCTTATAGTCAAAGAACCGCTGCTCTTCCACTGTTACCTTACCCTTAACTTCCTCTGTAGCCATATAAATCTCCGTTTCCTGTAAACAGTTATCGCTTCAATTGCTTAACTACAATGATATCTTCGGCGGGGGGAATATAATCTACCGTGTACCGAGTATCAATTTCCTTTTTTATCTCGCGGATAGCATCATTAGAAACCTTTAGGATCTTAGACCGTAGGTTAGAATAACGCTCCTTCCCATCTACCGCAACCTCTGCGTAGTCAAGCACGGAAGTAAAAAGCTTCGTTACCTCGTTCTGGACATACTTTTTCAACCTATCTTTAGACCGTACTGATCCGCTATCGTCCATATTTAAAACCCTTTCCTTACCCAAAGGCAAAAAATACACACGAGGGGGGCACAAGGCCCCCCTCGCGTAATTAATTTACTAATAGCAACAACTTACGCAGTCTGGAATCCAGGTGTAAAGAGCAGATCACTCATCGGTACGAAACCCTTGACGAAGAACAGCTTGTTCGTCGAACGGAATGCGTACGTCTGGGTGGCGTTAGACCCCTGATCAAGAGAGTAAGCCTCACTCGTGGCCTTCAATCCCGGTACAATGATGGTCTTAAGCGGGTACTCTCTGGTAGCGGAGGCAATAACGATAGGACTAGCATAGGTAGCAGCGGTTCCTGCAACCCAGTATGTCTTACCAGCCAGCTCGGACGTAAGTGCCAAACGGTTCGACCCAGTACCACCGGCCTCAACGTCAGTCTGGTCATAAACCATAACAACCAAAATGAGGTTATCCTTCTGGAGAAGGTGATCGATAGTAAGATCAATAAGCGAGAGAGCATCCCACTCTGCTTTCTTACCCGCGAACTTGGCAAAAGTCTCCAAGTCACCAGCGGTAGTCTCCACAGTAGTAGCAATCTCGACGGGGTACGTAAGTGGGCGGTCATAAGGCTTAAGGTGCCCAAGCTCCGAAAGTGGGTCTCGATTCATAGTGACAGAAAGACCAACTGTCTGCAGCCGAAGTGCCATCTCATAATCATCCGAGATGGTCGCAACATCTGGGTCTACCAAGTAAATCTCGATTTGTCCCTGCCGCAAACCGCCGACATTGGAGTGATCAAGCTCATGGTTAGCATCCGTAGCTGGAGTAAAGTAGTTGGACTTCTGTGTGGTAGAGTCCCCGGTAGCATCGGCGTAGGCATCAGCAGCATAACGAACGATAAGAATATCGGAGGCCGCTGTGGTAAGGCCTATCGGCAAAGTAAGAACGTTCGTGCCGGCAACATAGCCGGCTGCAGTTGCAGTCGCCGCGCCAGCCACTACTGGATAATATACCCACTCTGACGTCAAATCAACCCAATACTTGATCGAGCGGGCGCCAGTTGTAGGACTAATGTGCAAGAATGCCAAACTATTGTCAGACAGTGTCTGCACTTCATTCGTGCCAGCGAGCAGTCCAAGAGTTACTGTAGTAATAACACCTACAATGTCCCACTGCTCCTGCGAAACGAACTTGCCGGTGTTAAGGAACCAAGTCTTATTATCAGCCTCTGCTGTAAAGTTTTCAGTCGCCTCTCCCCCAACTGTATAGTTGGTGGTAATGCCGGTGATGAAACAGCGGGCCAGATAAAGAGTCTGGTCAATTGTATTGTCCGCAGTACCAAGCGCAGACTCAGACTGTACGGGAGCCCAAAGATCAAACTCTGCTCCGGAAACACCATAGTGAGCCAATGCTACACCATGGTAGTAGTTGATGGGTGTAGTGCCCGAGACAGTCTTCAATGTGGCATTACTAATGATAGCAGACGCTTCAAAAGCTGTGCTATCCAAACTAGCAAGACCAGCAGCCGTGCGCACGGTACCCCAGTCATTAGTGTCGAGTGTGATTGCGACTGTAGGGACATCATCCACAATGTCAATAATATCCTGCTGACCTAATTCGAACAAGTCAGTGGAAGAGAACGTCGTGGTCGAGCCCAATGTCTGGACTCGATAAAGAAAATCCCCGTTAACAATGACACTCTGACTAGCGTAGATAATCCTATTCCTACTCATGTCAGGGCCTCCAAGTTAATGGTTTCTTTACTGCATGTATATGTTAAAAAGAGCGTTTTGAGGTCGATTGGCTCTATACCAAGAGAGGCGTCCCAGTATGGAGGAAATCTACGATTTATATATTTCTAATACAAAATTAATTCTACTTCGATGCCGGTTTACTTCAGACCAATCTATTCGAGGCCCATCCAAACGAGCCTCAACATTGGTAAAGACAGCGGAACTCAACCCTGACACAGTCGTAGGTTGGAACCCGCTGTAAGAACCGTCGTAACTCAAGTAACTGCCCTCGTGCCAATTCCTAATCGGAACAGAACGATTGTAAAAAGCTTGATAAATAACGTCTGTCAGATCTTTCTTTTCCATCTCACTGGTAGCAAAGATATGAACAGAACCCTCAAGCGTGTCTTTGGTCCCCCCGCCAAGCTGGAAACCCTTCTTGGACACAGCAACCATATCAACCGCAACTACGGGGAGAGGTGGTATATCTTCCCCGGGCCAACCTTCTACTAAAGAGACATAGTTCCACGCATAGCTAACCGTGGTTGGAGTTGCGTCGGGGGTTAGTATCCGACCGCGGACATAGTCAACAGTATACGTACTCGGCCCCGCCACTATCACCTGCGTTGCCTGCTCTGCCGAGGTAGATACAATACTGACGCCGTTTATTGTTTCCTCGTCGAAAAAAACCCAACCTCTTCCGGGGCTGGTAGGCAAAGGAAGCATGTCTGATTCAGTAACAAAACCTTGAAGATCGGCATTATAAACAAGAGGCTCATCCTCTACCCACTCTGTAAAGTAAGGGGGGAGAACCTCATACTTAAGATAGTTTATTACTGAAGCGTCGTATATCCTTATATAGGGAATCACTAACGCCTCCAGTCTGTGCTATTTAGTTTGCACTTCGACACGTTAATTATAATATAATATCCATACGTTGTCAACCGAGCGTTTTGCCATCAAGGGCGCTAAAGGCGCGGGCCTCGGCCTCAGCCACACAGGTAGTACTCAATAATATACATACCTTATCCTGGGCCTTCTTAAACCCGTCGTAAGGAGGAAACCCAGAAATGGGGTGCCTAACATCATCAAAAGTAAACCCCGTAACCTCCTGCCAACGTTCCTGCTCATAACGTAGCTTGGGGATCATAATCCCCCCTCCTAAACGTCCGAGCCGGCGCTTGGAACGCCGACCCCTCGCAGCGTACTGCTGGGGGGTAATAAAAGCAAACCCACCTGAGATACCTTCAATATAGTAACTCAAAATATCTACTGTCCGCGGGGGGCCTGGGTCGGTTTCTTCTTTACCGAAACCAAGCTCATCCATCTGCAACAGATTGATAACAAGGGCGTCTCCTTCAAAAAGAATATTCTCTTTTACTTCTTTCGCAATCTGGGCCTGAAATAGCCCCCTCAGGTTGCGCAGGCTGGAGGGATCCTTACCTTTTATGGCAGGGCCTGTGCGGCTTTCTGCCAACTCGGACACCTCATCATAGGCGGCCATATAGGCGGCCATTATTTCATTGGCGTGTTCCTGTATCACAGCGAGGTAATGTTTCTTGAACTCACTTCGTAGCTGGGCCGAAAAAATATCTACCGCTCGCTGTGTGCTCATTACTTCTTGACGTCCTTCCCAACCTCAACTTCCATCAAGTACGCAACAACAAGTTCTTCTTGCGTGCCCAGCCCACGAATAGTGGGGGGCATTATAAGCTCACACCTAACACCATCAACAAGGAAGTGCTGGGCCCCCATAACAGTATCAAAGTCTGGCCGTAAAACCTTTATGCGCACAACTGCCTTGCCTTCTCGCCCCACAGGGAGGATCTCCAACTCCTCCGCCCGAGAAGGGTTCCACTTCACAAGGGCCTTGAGGTTCTTGGTCACGCTGGAAATAATCTTGCCAGCACCCAAACATACCGGGCATCTCCCCCGTGTAAAAGCCTGGGGTGAAATAAGCGTGCCAAAAAGTGTTATGGGGGCAACAAAAGTACTGTCAAATTTCCCGGATGATTTTTTAGAAATAGCATCCCAGACACAGTTGGCGCAGTCGAACTCATCGGGGGGCATATAAGCAGTTACAGGCTTGTTTAGGTCTGCAACAACTTGCTTGGTTAGTTGCTTATAAATACGCCTGATAGATGGCACAACAATCTTTGCCATTAGTCGTCCTCCGGGTTCACAGGTTCCTGGCTGCTACGCCATCTAATCAATTAGTACCCCAAACAGTTCGGGGTCATCAACGAGGATAGCATCAATAAGCTCATCCTTGCGGGCGCGCAGGTCGGCGAGATCCTTCATTCTGCTGGTAATGCCAGCCGAGGGGTCGATACCTATTTCCTCATAAATATCAACTTTAGACCCCGAAGTAATGCTAAACTGGCGCAGCTCCTTTTCAAGGAGTTCTATACCAGCCAGTACTACAGAAAGGTCAAAAGTAACCTGGGCAGCAGTCAGGCCTACAGGGGTAGTAAGCCCATTAAAAGTGCGCAACACTTCTGTATCAGAGTTGCGGAAATGGTAGTACCACACGTCAAGTGTGCCACTGGTAGTATTGATCGTGGTTCCACTAAAAGTGAGAAACTGATAATCATTTACCCGCGGCTCATCTTTTGATATATAATCCTGCCCATCCAGGGTTACCTTGAGCGGCCAGCCTTTGGGGTTACTGAATGTAAGAGAGTACCCATCCGTAGAAACATCGCTGTAGGAGGTACTGGAAGAAATATAATCTCTCGTCAGCTCGCGCGGATCTCCGATAATATTCCTTACCTTATCTATAACATAAAAATCATAGTTAGTAAAGACAGCTTCACTTGGGTACGTAGTTGCTACAAAGTTAGTATCTTCGTAGTCTCCCGCAAAAGAGGCACTGGGGGATGTTTCAGAAACAACACCACTGGTATCCACATAAGACGAGCGGTACCAATGCTCTGTAGTCCCGTTACCGTCCAAAAATGAATAAGCACTCACACCGGGCAAAAGCTCGATGAGAGTGCTTGTAGTCGTTATCTCCGAAAAGCCAGAGCTATACTCTGCAGACCTGTAAATACGAAGGTGAGTATACCCTGCAGCCAACGTGGCAGCAATATTTGCTACCGTCATGTTGAGTCTTATAGCCACAGAGGCGCCTCCTTATATGGAAATGTTAGGGAATCGTTGGTGCCCCGGGGGCAGCTTTAACGAATTCCTTATTTTCGAAGTCAAGCGCCCACTGCCCTGGACCAGCTTGCTCAAGGTTGTACTTGGCGGCGAGGGTGCGGCGCTTGGTGGCGAGATCTACTTCAATTCTATTGGCGTCTTCTCGCATGTTGCCCAACAGCTGTACCAGCCTCCCCATCTCCTGCCTGTACTTGGCCAACCTTCCCACCAATACTTGGACTTCCCCCAAGGAGGCAGCATCCTCGTCTTTAATCTTAACGGGATCTTTAAAGGCATCAACGGGTACTTCACTCATTACTTCTGTACTATCCATTAGTTATGTCCTCGTCTTCCTTTACAATACTCCCCTTAAACCGCGCGTCATAGAACTTGTCTAAATGCTTATCACAAAAGTTATGTAAATAGTTAGACATCCTATGGTAGAAGACCACCGCAGGAATAAAGAGTGGGAAAGAAAGCTCCCCCGGCAAAACTACAAAAGATAAATATATGGCGGGTGCTATCGCGACCCACACAGAGGTACAATAGCCACAACCGATTAAATCTTTTAGGAAGGGGTGTTTTTTAGACGCCCACTTCCTAAAAGACGTGAAGATCAGCGACTTACATAGAAGCTCTGTAGTACCCTCCACAAACACAATCGAAAATGGAATGATGAAGAGTAGTAACAGTGCATAACTGAAACACATTTTACTAACCTATAAAATCTGATTAAGGGACTTTATTCTCCCCTGAAGAAGGCGGGTCAAGATTGCTTTCCGAGAATCCCGCTTACACATGGTGAGAGCCCTGCGAAGCTTATAGATGCTGTTTATCTGCTTCAGTACGCGCTGGGGATTATCCTTCATCCGTAGATTATAGATGTCCTTCGCGGTCATCTGCTCTATCGCCCTGGGGGTAGCATACTGCCAGCTGGGCAGCTCGTCTTCCTCGGGGGCAACAACTACATCTACCTGTGCTTCCACAGCATTCTCTACTACGGGGACCGCAGTAAGAACCTCTTTAAATAGCCGGCCGCCAGTAACAGAGGCCTCCGCCTTTTCCTCAACATGTACTTCCCACCCATCTGGCAGGTAAGACCTCAACCAGTCGACGAAAGACAGCCCTTCTGGTGTCTTATTTCCTAAGACATCATATACTTGCTGCAGTGGAACCTCTTGGCCAGGGAAAATAGTCTGCTTAAATATATGCCTTGACCTACCCGTGTTATTGATAACTACGCCGTTTACCACGGTACCCTCCTTTAACTAACTACAATAATAATACAAACATAGCTTTTCGTAAACCAGGACAGCTCGTCAGTCTAATAGATTGTAGACATACGACCTGTGCCCGCAATCCCAAATGCGATCAAAACCCTGCTCTTGACGTAGTTCCCATTCTGTTTTCCTGGTAAGACGTTCAGTGGGTGTCTTGCGTAGAGTCTGGTTTCTATACCTCTTCTGGCCCCTAAAATAATGGGGAGTATACTTGGTCTCCCCCACCAACTCAAAGCCCAATGTTTCGTATACAGGTTTTAGTTGGTTGGCCCACCGCATATCGCAATAAGACTTAATGTGGGTGTATCCATTTTCAACGGACCATTTTTTGGCGGCGGCAAAAAGTTTGGAAGCACCTCCTACCACTATCAAATTGGGTAGTGAGGCTAATCGTTTCAACTCAATAAAATTGCCGCCCTTGCCCGCGTGGCTACGAGATAAATGGCCCAGGGAAAGTACCTGAACCAGTGTGTCGTTGTAAAACAACCCGAAGGCCACAGTGGTAGGGCTCCTACCTTGAAGGTGTGCCCCTTCGAAAAACTCTGCCGCCTGCCAGCTGTCGATGGCGCGCAAAGAGCATTTTCTGGCAAAAACACTGATTGACACCGAACCAAGCGCGTGTTCTATCCTTGATAAAACAATATGTGGATTAGATAAGTACTCGTCCTCAAATACGGTTATCAACCTAATGCCGTGTTCTTGGCACTTTTCCATCTTGGCACGATGATAGTTACGCTTACGCTCGGAAAATAATTCCCCGTGCCAATGTAAACCACAGTACTCAACAGCTAAACACTTTTCTGGGAAATAAACATCTAACTCCAAAGGGCCGATTGCATGCCGGTCTGAAGGAATGATTACCATACTTGGGTATTTTCCCACAAAATAATTTATGATCTCTAACTCTGGCACGGACTGCCCACAAACAGGGGCGCATTCAGGGCACCTTCGTCCACCCTTAAAACTATTAGGCTCTATAAACCAGCGGTGCCCAGAGGGGCACTCAACCAACACTTTAACGTGGGTACTAATATAGTCCGCCTCACAAGAAAGAAGTTTATATCCCTCCGCCGAAAACCGCCCCACAACCTCTGCGTAATCGATTCTGCATGTTGAAGGGCCGTCATGAACAACACGACCCGCATGATCTCGGCGATACTTCTCCTTTTTATAAGTAAGTACTACACCCCTGTTTTCCTCGTAATGAAACTGGCTATAGCCGGTTCTGGTCCCCCGACGGCGTTGATCACTATTGTAGTTATTGGTATATACTCTCCTCGTGGAGCACTCCACAGAACCACAATACTTCCGCTTACTGTCTCGTGTAGAAAACAAACTGCTGCACAGTGGGCACTGCTTCTCTTGTAGGGGGCGGCTCTTCCTATCTCGGGTGCGCTCTTTAGCACGCCTATTTTCATCCCTACACTTACCTTCACAAGTCTTTTGTAACGGAGATGTAGGAGGGAAGAACAGGCCGCAGACTACGCACACCCTATGACTATACTCTGATACTTTTCTAACCATACAATAATTATAGTATACCGGAAAGCTATTGTAAACAGTAACAGGTGTTTTATGTAACTTTCACGACCATAAAAACACTCCTATAGAAGGGGGACTAATCCCCCTTCTATAGGTAAGTATATGTTTACAATGATCTATCAATTACACCAAGACATTCCATCCGTGGGTCCAAACACGCAAATCCCACCTCTTCCCATCCGAAAATGCCCTGCTTCTGCTTACGCAGGAATGTGGGATCCTCGAAGGTACGGAACTCTTGCCGAATAGGCATAACAAGAGAATCGTTAGAAGTAGAATCAAAGCCCCAGATCTGGGTCTCACCAACCGTGGAAACCTGACCATTGGCATCAACTATGTTAGCATTTGTAAGCGTGTAGTTGTAGTACGAACCAGCAGTATCCTTGAAAATACCAAAGGAAGAAGTGGAATCGTTGATATTGAACTTACCAACAGCGCCCAAATGCTTCATCTCGCGCAGTTGAACATTCCAGATACGTCCCATACCAGCAGTCTGGAAAATCTCACGGCGGGTAACAGGGTCAATATCTGTATCGGTCCACTCACGAATATCAGCTGCATCCTCTGGCGATACCCAAAGATCAGTCAGAGTACGGTCGGTACGAACCATGCCAACCATCATCTTGTTAATAAGCTCTTTGGAAAGGTAGCCAGCACCAGTACTACCAGCAGTTACCTCATAAATCGGGGCAGAGCGGGCAGAGAGAAGTCCCTGACCAGAGAAATCAGTACAACCGGCGGGAACAATAACGCGCCAGGCAGACTCTTCCTCATACTCAGCAACCGCGCGTGCCATATTGCTGGCGGCGCGCATAGCGATGTCTACACGACCATCACGAGCATAAGTAAGCTTCCAGTCGGCAGAGGCGTCGATGGTGAATGTAGGAACATATACATCCTCTCCGACGCCCTCAATGAAGTTCTGAGCTACATAGCCAAGGCCTGGGAGAACCCAAACCGGAATATCGAAATCATCTGCTACTGGGTAAACTGCCTGAGCGCCGGGCTCAAGTACCTCGGCTGCAAAAAGCTCCCTGGCAACAGAGCGAAGCCTAATCTCTTGGAGAATAGGGATATCAAGCGCGGCGGCCAACTCCTGGTAAGCCAGCACACCCTCTTTGGTATCAAAGGAAGCTGTTGCCTTGAACAACTCCCGCATTTCCTGACGATTCATGTCACTCATGATTATCTCCTTATAACCGCAGGGTTGTTGTTAAACTAACGCCTTGATGCGAAGCATCTTACCGGCTGCAGCTTCAGAAGTGGTAAGAGAATTAATGGCAACGGCTACAAGTGTGCCTGTATCAGCCTGGGTGTCCTCAAGCTTGCCATCATCGTCACAGTACAGCAATGTGCCGGCAGCAATACCGTCCCCGCCATTATCTACGTACTGGTCTGTCTCATAGATTGCCCCGGGGCCCATCGCGATAGCAACTGGGTCGCCAAGGAAAGCGTCTGAGGAGCCCATGTCGGATCGAAAGAGGAAGTTAGGGGGCATATTTGTATAAGCAGCCTTAACCTTCTGCATCAACCAACCATAAACGACATCATTCTGCGCGTCATCGATAATGTCTACAATGGTGCGTCCATCATCGGTCTCACCCACGATTTTTACCAATAGTCCAGCAGCAATTGGTGTGCTTTCACCAGAACTAGCATAGAAGCTAGAGAACTGGTTTTCAACGACTGGATGACGAAGTATAAATGTCATAACAGTTTTCCTCCTAAATTACTTTTGTTCCCGGCTGTCTAACAGCACTTTAGCCATAGCTTCCCCCATCTTAGTAAAGCGCGACTTAAGATCGGTAGAAGCAACTTCGATATTAAGGGAGGCCGCAGCAAGGGCTGCACCTTCCAGTTGAGCTGCCTCCAGGTCGGCGGGCAAAACTTCGCTGTCACTGTTGGCTACTTCCTGAGCAGCAGTTTCCATAGCAGCCTTAAGCTCTGCTTCCAAAGAAGAGCGCATCTCTACCAGCTCGTCCTTATAAGAAGCGAACTCCTCATCGGACATCGCGCAGACGCGAGTTTCTTGGACTTCGCGCTTCTCGCCTGCCTTGGCGACCTTCTCGGTCTCCAACTCAGCCATACGTGCAGCAAGTAGACGTACGGTGGCAAGCTGGGCAAGTTCGCCCTCAGCCTGCACAGCGCGACCCTCGAACTCTTCCTTAGCCCTGGAAACCATATCGAGGTCAGCCTTGAACTTCTCAATCTCGGCCCGCAGCGCCTCTACCTGAACCAGCAAGGACTCCCGCTCCTCGGCAACGGCTGCCCGCTCGGCTTCCTTGCTAACTACTGTCTCAGCAAGGTTGCTCACCTTGGCGTTAGCCTCTGTAAGTAAGGCCTCTACCGCGACGAGACGCTCCGCGTCTTCCTTCTCCGCCATAGCTTCTCGAAGAGCTTCGCGCGCTAAATCCGCGAACTGTTCATTAGTTGCAATCATTATTTAGTCTCCTTGTTGCCTTACACAATTTTGACAGTATAAGCAAGAGTATAAGACGACCCGGTTGCCCCGGAAATTGTCAAATATCCATCGCCTACAAACCAGCTCAAACCTTCTGTCGTGGGGTAAGGGTGCTTGGCGGATACAAACGCGTAAGAAGCTGCCGTGAAGTGACTACCAGTAATAGTCACATCCCCCCACCAAGGTAGGGTAGCAGTCCCATCGACAATCTGTATATCTCCGCCTTTCTCAAGCGCCTCTAACTCCCCATCACTGTTAAAGAGGGCAGCCCTTTTCTTGGGTACTCCCTTATAATGGTCTCGGGACATTACATCCTCCAATTTATGGGGTAAATAAGTCGTTGATATATACTACCTAAAATCCTACCCTGATCCGAGTGAAAAATACCCTGTAGATAGACTACATCGGCGCCTCTTCCGAACTATCTTACACCGTGCCTTAACTAACCCGAGAGCCCAACCTCGACCGCCCTGGGAAAGTGCCTTAACTATTAATCATCATCTAAAGAATCAAGTGTGTCCTGTAAAGACGATATCCCTTCTTGAATACGCTTTACACGCAATATCTGCTCGTGACTAAATATTTCTTCCCTGACTGTGCGCGCAAAAACATTGCGCCAACAAGTAGGGGAAGTGGCATTTCCAGGCCGAGCAGAACATTCATTATCAAAAAGGCTGCAGTGATGCTCGCCTACAACTGTAGCCTCCTGAGTCTCTGTGTCCCCGCCGCCAGGACTTTGTACTATGGGGTACTGGGAAAGATCTGTGGGCGGGTCTGAAAGACCAACTCCGGGGTACGTATACACGTAACGCTTGTAGTTTACACAAGTACCGGGGCGAATGTGGTTATAAGGAACCTCGCTCCCAGCAACCTTTGTACTAAAGGCATCGTTTACTGCCAACTTGATCGTCTCTGAAATGAAGGTGCGAAGTGAGCCGGAAAGCTCATCTTCCCCCCTGGCCGGAGTTTCACAATACTCACGCAGAGAAGACCAGTCTATTTCCTTAACTCCCTTTTTAGCTTCTTCATCTATATAGTCGTTCATTGCGGCCGCCTCCATAATAATGGAACGCGGGTTGGCTGGGTTGCGAACCAAGCCGACACCCGCGAATAAGATGTCTCGTAGAACTCGTCCAACAAGGTGGAACCCCATCTCATCTTTTCCATTTGTTAGGTGAACAATACTACCTACTAAACGGTCCAGCCCCATCTCCTCGGCCTTCTCTCGTGGAATAATCATATCGCCAACTTTAATATCAAAATCGCGATAGTATGCTTCCATGGAAACCATCCACTCCCCATTGAGGATCTCTTCGGCGATGAGGGGGAACCGAGCCTTATGGATGATTGCAGTAATCCCCACATCCATCTCCAGCTCATCCTGAGCGGCAACCTCCATACTGGCAGCTGTTTTCTCAACATCCATGATAGTGCGGTCACGAGTCAAAAACACATTACCAGTTATCTGCCCCACCACCGTCTGCTCATCATGCTCTAAATCTACTGCCTTACAGGCAATAGTCTTACGAGCCTTGATCAATTCGGAACCCATAAACACGGCTCCGTTTTTGTTCATCCCTGTGGAAACAAAGATAGCCGACAAATACTGCAAGTCTGGCTGGCGATCCTTCTCCTCCGGCAGTGCGAGGGCCTGTGCTACCTCAGCTAAAGCAGCTGCTTCAGTACGCAATGGCGCGATTACATCTACTTTATGCATTCCATCGAATGTCGCCATCGGACTATTCCTCCTCACAAGGGTGTTCATTTTGATTCTGGTCGGGCTTTGGCTTACTGAACCGCAGCTTATCGCAACTTTCACAGGCCTTTTCGAGAAGGTTCAAAATATTTTCCATCTCTTCTTCGAGCGAGATCTCTGTCATGGCAGCCTACTCTTCCTCTGGAACCTCATCACCACTTTGCGTGGCCTCCCTCTCTGCAATGGCTGCCTGCGCTACCTGGATAAAGCTCTTCAGGTCGTCAAGGCTGAAATCAGCCAAGGTGGATTCCCCTTGCACCATATTGGAGGTAGATAATGTTCCTGATGGTTTTGGAGCTTTCTTGTCTCTTGGTGTAGGTGCTGGGGCTCCCTTCGGGCGCCCCTCCGATGGTGTACCCTTTGGTGTCCGCTGGGTAGTCTGTATCCCCGACTGCTGAAAGGGGGAACCAGTAAGACCAAGCACACCTTCCTGGATAAGTGGGTATTCCACCCGCATCTGAGCTAGCTCCGTCTCTGGGTCAAACCCCAACTTCTTTTGTCCAGTACGGTACGAAATAATTCTCCGGTCAATCATGCCTTGAACGATGGTCATCATTTGAATCTCATCACGGAGAGCCATATCATCGAAACGAACCTTGGGGATACGATCAAACCCCATTGCCTTGGCTACAGTTGCGTACTCACTATAAATCCAACGTGATACTTGCCGGCGAGCATAATTGATCTCTTCGATTACAGACTTTACAGCCAACTCTGTTGCGGGGACGCTACCTTCTCCCAAACCATCAATCAGTGCCCTAACCATCCCAAGCGCGCCCGTAATATCCCCATTAACCTGCTTATACTTATCTGGGCCAAGTATCTCCCCAATCTCTGGGGTAGTAACCTTCTCGATATCGAGAGTGTGGTCCCAAACTACCTTGTAAGATTTGGACACGGTGTCAAATAAATCGGATACCCGCTCCAATGTCTCCTGCTTTTTAATAGGATACTTGTCATTGCCAACCGTTATCTTCAATACGTAGTTGGTTATCCCATCAAGTGTGCTGTAGTCTGCTTTACGCAGCTCATCATGAAACTCAAGTGCTTCAAACGCCCTGCTTCCGCGAGGAAGTGGGTAACGCTCATAAGGCATACGGCGGTAATCTACTTCACCTATAAGCTCGGGGTCGAGGGGGATATCATCGCCCTTCTTAATAGCATCTTTGAAGGAGGCGGGAAGACTGTCAACAATCTTTCTCTGGAACTCTGTCAGTTGCCCGCGGGGCATCTCCAAAAAAACTTTTATCTCTTCCCCAGCATCTTTCTTCAAGAAAGTTGCTGTCTGCCCAAACATAAGGCTTCCTTTTATTACTACAAAAATAGGGTTAAGAATAGTGTACCCAATAGGGATATGGCTTGCACTATATCTATTCTTCTTCGCCGCCAGCGCCTTTGCACTAACTTTCTTTGGCTTTACTCCGGGAACAGAACTAAGATAGTTAATCTTGGGCTCGTATTTTCCCATTACCTTATAGGTTCTAACCATGCCGGCGCGGAAAAAATCAAAGAATATTTTCTCGACGAGATCATCAAACTTAACATCGATAACCCAGTTATCAAAGAAGTTCTTGATATTCTCATCGTCGATGTCATTCTCAAAGCCCTTGGACGCAAAGTTAGTCAGCGCGATTATCGCTGACCCATAAACGGGCCTGGTACGATAGTAATCTATAGAACGTGCAAAGATGCTCTGTGGGTCAGACGTAAGAATGGAAGGCTTCGCAAGATCAAGGTCCATCCTCGTTAGGGGGTCCAGTTCTAACCTACGCATAGCAGCGCTGCTATAACCACCGCCGGCGAGAGAGGACACGCTACCCACCATCTCATCCCGCTCTACCTCTTCTACGCCAGAGGGCAACTCCGCAACACGGGGGCCGCCAGCGAGGGACACCTTCATAGTGAGCTGGCCCTTCTCCTCATCATATTCAGACGACAACACGTCCATGTTGTCATACTTAGACGCCATCTCCTCAATAGCTGATTTGAGATCTTTGTCTGCCATTACTACCTTCCAGGGGTGAAGAGCTTTCTGTACGCCCAACTATTAACTGGGGCAGATGTAACCCCAAGATTTTCATCTAATTTATTTGTTCTGGGCGGGAGACGATAATCGGGCCTGTTCTCAATGATTCCAATCCCCAATATCTCATCCCCACTATCATCAAGTAGTGTGAGGTCATGAACCTTTTTACAAGCCAGCACAAAAGCAGTAAACAAGTCCTTCTTCTGCGCCGCGTGCCCACCACCAGAGGGAACATCAAAGTGTGCTACGCCGGAGCGGCTTTCCGTAACCTCAATGAGCATCGCCTGCTTGGTTACATCCTCCACTGCCTCATACACTTCTTCCGCCACATCGAACTCTTTATATGCATACTCGGTACTTCCGGCCGGCTGTGGCCGGCGGGGGAAAGCCAGGGCATCTTTCTCCATTAGATTCAAGCAGGCGTACACCGCCTCTGCGTTTGCCTTGGGGGAAGGGTTGAACATATAGAGAATGTGGCGCCCATCCATATCGCGCAACTCCTCATCTTCCACATCCAACAAACGCTGCTGTGCGCCCCAACGCTCTTCCTCTGCCAAGAGGTCTTTCAGTGCCAAACCGCCGCCACCGGCACCTGCATCGAGGTTGAGAGCGACAACATTAAACTTGTCGCAAATATCCATGATCGTCTGCGCCATCTTGGGGAAAATATTTTTATAGTATTCCCAGGCAGCTACCACCTTATTGGGCACTCCCAGCTCAATAAGGACCAAAGCGTATGCATCTGAAGCTCGTGCGGGATCGACACCAAGAACATACTCTGCACC